CGATCTGGGCGGAACCGGGATTTCCACTTTCGGCTCGACCCTATCTGCAGCGCGTGACCACGCGCGCGAGGCGCTCACCCTGTACCTCGAGGCCAGCTTCGAGCGCGGGTTCAGCTTGGACCAAGTGCCAGACCGTCTGCCAGGCGGTGATGGATGGGAATGGGTGTACCCTGAATCCTCGGTGGTGGTGCCGATCTTGATCCGACACATCCGGACCACGGCCGGGTGGACTCAGAAGCAGGCGGCCCAGCGCTTGGGGGTGCCCTATACCACATGGCAGAAGTGGGAGCACCCGGCGAAGTGCAACGCGACGTTGTCCACATTGGAGAAGGTTGCCGGCGCGCTTGGGAAGCGGCTGGAGGTCGCCTTCAGGGGTTGACGAACGTAAGGCGCACCGAATAAGATATCTACTGCCCCCCTTTGTGTACAGTTGGCGGAGGAGACCGAGCGCAGGACGCTGGGTCTCCTTCTCTTTTTCCGGAGGACTGAGTGTCGGAACTGCCCGCATCCCCGTGCTGCCCCAGCTCCTACCTGACGCAACTGTCCCAGGACGGCTCGCTCTTGCTGTGCATGGGATGCAACGCCGTGGTGCGCGCCGATCGGTTGGAGTCGCCTGGCCTGGGCGCCCCGGTCGACGAGTTGATGCGGGCTCCGATCACTTTGCCCGACCACGGAGGGGGACGCTGCGGCGGCAGATTCCGCCGGCCCCAGAAGCCTGGGGAGAAGGAGTGGGTCCAGCAACGGAGGCAGTCCAGGCGGGGCCTGGAGATCGTGCAGGAGCCGTTGGGCCGCCCGGACCAGGAGCGGGAGCCGCTGTCGCGGCAGGTGGGCGTGAAGCTGGACAGCACCACGGCCACCGAGGTGGAGACCGCGGCCCGGGCCCTGGAAGTCTCGGTCCCCGAGTTCGTCCGGCGGGCCCTGAACGCGTACCTGGGCGATGCCACCCGTCAGGCGAAGGGTGCCTGATGCTCTGCCCGCCCCCCCGGCGCTTCTGCTGTTACTGCGGCACCGAGGCTGAAGAGAGGGAGACCGTCGACTGTGGTCGCTGCGGCACTCCCCGAGCGTTCTCGGCGCGGCCACATCGACGAGGAGGACACCATGGAAACGTTGGATACGACTGTCCTGACCCTGGCGGAGAGGCGCGAACTGGCCCCGCTGATGGTCGCATTCGAGGCAGAGAAGGCCGGCGCGGCCCTGGCCAGCGCCCAACTGGAACAGACCAAGAAGAGCTTGCATGCCTGCCTGGACCGCCTCGGGGCACCGGAGCAGGTGCGGATCGAGATCGGTGGCCTGGTGCTGACGAGGCAGAGCCGCAGCTCGACCCAGATCAACCGAAAGCTGCTGGCCACCCGGTACCCGGATGCGGCTGAAGATGTCTCCTACTCGTCCTCCTACCTGACCCTGCAGATCGAGCGGAAGGACGAGGGCGCGTAGGGGTGGGGGGGGGTCGAGGTCCCGTTCCACCGGCCCGTCAGGGGGGGAAAGCGCGCCACCGTCCCGAGCACAAAAACTCCCAAGGGAGGAAGGCACCGCGGTGCGTCTTGGCCGCGAATGCCGTATCCACGGGCTTCGAGTCGCGCACCCAAGGCGGTGCGCGACGGTGCGCGCGGTGCGGACCTGATCTGGGGTGAACCGTGTCGATCCGGCAGACTATCCAGCTAGAAAAGGACCAGGCGGCCTGGGTCGAGGCCGAGGCGCGCAGGCGAGGGGTCACCCGCCGGGAGCTGTTCCGGCAACTGGTCGAGTCCGCCCGTCGGACGGACGCGGAACAGGCCGAGCGCCAGGCCGCCGCCTCCGAGCCGACCGCCCCCAAGACACCCAAGGAACTCCAGGCGGAATTCGTGTCGGCCGTGCGGCGGGTCTACGATCCGGCCCTGGCGGCCGACGAGGCGGGGGTGCCGTTGCGCCTGGTCAAACGGTGGCTGGCCAAGGCGGGCTTCCGGCAATCCTACGAAGAGGCCCGGCACTACTACAGGGCCGGGGTCCGTCGGGACCTGGTCGAGGTGGGACGCGGGAAGATCAAGGGCGGTTACGGGGTGGCGCTGCTCGGGTTCCTGAACGCCACCGACGAGGACTTCGGAGTGGTGCGCAGCCGCGCGGTCCTGAAGGTGGTGGACCCGCTGCTGGAAGAGTGGCTGAGCATCCTGCAGGAGGAGCTGGGGCCCCAGGCCGAGGCCGCCCTGGCCCGGGTCCTGGAGCGGATGGATGCAGCGAAGGCGGATCGCCTGGCTCAACTCGGATAGGGGGACCACGAGGTGCAGTGCGGACCGCAGACCTGCAGACCCGGATCCAGGCGAAGGCGCGCAGCCGCCTGCGGAGGAAGGCCACCTGGATCCTGCACGGCGGTCGCAAGCGCAAGCACGAGCCCCTGGTCGAATACCAGGGGCGCCCGATCGAGTTCGCCAAAGAAGTGCTGGGTATCGAGTTCTGGTCCCGGCAGCTCGAGGCCATCGACCTGGTCAACACCTGGCAGGAGACCTACATCAGCAGTGGCCACGGGGTCGGGAAATCGACCTGGGTGGCCGCCTTCGCGAACTACTGGTTCTGCACCGGGATCGGCCCGGTGCTCCTGACCTCGAGCTCGAACACCCAGTTGCGGGACATGCTGTGGGACCAGAGCCTGCAGACCCAACGCCTGGACGCGGCCCGGGCCCTGCCCGGAATCGTCAAAGAAGGACTGATGGAGATCGTGGTGCCGGGCACGAAGAAGTGGTGGCTGAAGGCCCGCACCACGGACAAGCCGGAGCGCTTCCAGGGCCGGCACATCGACTACCTGCTGGTGATCATCGACGAGGCCGCCGGATTCCCGCGCCGGCTGTGGAGGGCCATCAAAGGGTGGCTGAGTTCCAACGTGGGCTGCAAGATCGTGGCCATCGGGAACCCGAACGAGGACCTGTCCTCGGAGTTCGCGCGGGCCTTCCACGAGCGCCAGGGCGACGTGGGGACGCTCTACATCTCGTGCGAGGACTCGCCCTACGTCAGCAAGCAATGGATCGCGGATCGCGAAAAGGAGTGGGGCCGGGACAGCGTCGACTTCTTGACCCGGGTCCTGGGGCGCTGGCCCACGGACTCGACCGACAAGGTCCTGCCCCTGGACCGACTGGAGCACGCGCACAAGCTCTGGCACCAACTGCCACCGGACGACGGGCGCATCCAGAAGGTCTTCTGGGACGTGGCCGGCCGGGGCAAGGACCACAACGCCCTGGTCGGCCTGCAAGGGCAGCGCATCCGGGTCTTCCGCTACTGGAAGAAGCGAGACTTCTTGGACAGCGCGCACGACGTCTTCGAATGGATGCGGGCCCTGCCCAAGGAGCGGCGGCCCCGGGTGCTGATGCTGGACGCGACCGGCATGGGGGACGGCGCCTATCTGGAGATGCGGCGCCTGTGGAAGAACCCGGCCTGGCGCGACGTGGTGTCCGGCACGCAACTGGTGGGCGTCCAGTGGTCGGCGACCCCGCACTCGCGCAACGAGTTCGGCAGCCTGGTCGATGAATGCTATGGGCTGCTCCGGCGCCGTCTGGACCCGAGCCGACCGCTGGAGCAGCGCCTGGCGTTGCCGCCCCAGGACGATCTGCCCGGGAAGTTGACCGTCGGGGAAATGGACGCCCAGCTCAACGCCAAGCGTTTCTGGTTCGACGAACGCCACAAGTTCGTAACTGAAGGGAAGGAGGACCTCCGCAAGAGGCGGGTCAAGAGCCCGGACGTCGCCGACGCCATCGCCGGGTTGATGCACGTCCCGCCTCGGGTCGAGGTCTCGATGCTGTCGGTATGAAGAACACCCAACCTCCCCTGCCCTTTGGATCGGATCCCGTCGTGAGGATCTTCGTGGGTCCTGACCCGGCCGACGAGCGGAACCTGCTGCTGGGCTACCAGCGCGCCAGCGGGGACGTGCAGGTGAGTCCAATCTCCCGCCCCCTGCTGGAGGCCCTGCGGGGGTCCTGGCAAGCGCTGGAAGTGCTGCCGGCCGTTGATGGCCAGCACGAGTGCCGGCATGTGGACCTCCAGCGACCGGTGACCTATGCGCTTCTCGGGTAACCTGAGCGTCCGGGGGCAGTTGGCCTCGACCGCCTTGGCGCGGTCCTCAGCCCCGGCCTCGGACCCGAAGCTCTTCGAGGCGGGCTTCGCCTCCGTCGGGGGGCGAAGCACGTCTGCGCCCCGGCGGTCGGCCCGCCTCTTGCTGGAGGAGTTCGGGCGGAACCCGTGGCTCTACGCCGGCCCGGACATCATCGCCCAGGACATGGCCTCGGTGCCCTGGCACCTGTATCGGAAATTGCCCGGGCCCGTCGGCCCCCACGGCCGAGCCCCGCGGGTGGAAGTGCTGGAGCATCCGTTCCTGGAACTCTGGCGCCACCCGAACGACGCCCACATCGGGTGGACGTTCCGCTACCTGTTGAACGTCTATCTGGACCTGGTCGGGGAATGCCCGATCCTGGTGGAGCGGGAGCCGGTGGACCCGGAGACCAGACGCAGAGGGGACCTGCGGCCTCGAGGCCTGTGGCCCATCCCGCCGCACTGGGTCCTGGACATGCCGACGGTGGCCAACCCGACCTGGAAACTGGTCCTGGGCGGCCAGGTCCAGGACATCCCTGCCGGCGAGGTGATCTGGCTGGCCCGTCCGCACCCGCTGCAGCCCTACGGCCGCGGCCTGGGACCAGGCCAGGTGCTGGACGACGAAGTCAGCCAGTGGGAGTACGCCACGAAGTGGAACTCGGCGTTCTGGCGCAACGGGGGCCGTCCCGGGGCGATCGTCGCCATCCCTGGGATGGACGAGGACACGGAGCGGCGCATCCAGGAGAAGTGGAACTCCAACTACCAGGGCGTGATGAACGCCTTCAAGACGCACTTCATCGGCATGACGGCTGAAGGCGGGGCCAACGTCCGGAGCGCCTACTACGACCTGAGCGCGACCCACAGGGAAGCCGATTTCCTCGGGACGCTGAACCACCACCGGGACACCATCATGCAGTCCGTCTACCGGATCCCCCCGGAGCAGTACGGCAACGTCGACAACTCCAACCGAAGCACCATCGAGGGCTCGGAGTACGTGCACCAGGCCCGCAACCTGCGGCCTCGCGTCGCATACCAGGCGGAGTGCTGGGCGGCGTACCTGTTGCCCCTCTACGACGATCCAGACCTGATCTTCGAGGCGGAGGACCCCGTCCGCAAGACCCAACAGTTCGCGCTTGAGCAGGCCTCCGAGGGGTTCAAATTGGGCGCCCTGACCCGCAACGAGTGGCGGGTGGCCAACGACTTCGATCCCGATCCCGAGCATGGCGAGGTCTACCTCACGCCTTTGAACACCGTCGAGGAAGGCCCCCAGGCCCAGGAGAGACCAGAGGAGGGAGAACAGGATGCCTGAGACACTCCAGCGCCTGGCGCTGATCCGGGGGATCGACAAGCCTGCGCACCGGGTGCGATCCATCGTCTCGACAGGGGCCATCGACCGGTACGGCGAGATCATCCTCCCCAGCGCCTTCGCGGCGTCGATCCAGACCTACCTGGACAACCCGGTCCTGCTCTGGGGGCACAAGAGCTACGGTGGCCCGGAAGTGGCCATCGGCAAGGCGGTGGACGCCAAGATCACCTCCCAGGGGTTGGAGGCGGAATTCGAGTATGCCGTGGACGCAAACCCCACGGCCCGAATGGTCTGGGACCTGGTCGAGGCCGGAGTGGTCCGAGCCTTCTCGATCGGCGCGCTGGCGCAGGCGTGGATCGACAAGTGGACCGAGAAGCCGGACCTGACCACGTTGCCGGACTTCGCCCGACAAGCATTCCTGGACGGCAGCGCCCGACGGGTCTACACCCAGGTGGAATGGGTGGAGACCAGCCAGGTGCTGGTGCCGGCGAATCGGGACGCCCTGATCGCGGCCATGCTGAGCGACACCGTGGATCGTGACTTCGCTCTCCGTTCCCTCGGAGAGCTCGAGCTCGCACGCAGCGAGCGCACCGGGGCCGGGCCCTGGCCGGGCTGGGAGCCCCCGACCCCCCAGAAGGAGGCGCAGGTGACAAACGAGGTGCATAGCCTGGAGGCACTGCAGAAATCGGTGAGCGCCCTGGCGGACGGCCTGGCCGACACGGTGCGGGCCATCGTCCAGGAGGAACTGGCGGCTGCGGCCGAGGCGGAGCAGGTGCAGCGCGAACTGGAAACCCTCATCGCCAACGACCCGGAGGCGGTCCTGGCCGCCCTTGAGCCCGCCGACGAATAGCACGTCGGCAGAACCGTTGCCAGGCGGCCCGGAACCCCCGGGCCGCTTCTGTTTCCCGCCTGTGGGCGGACGACCACGCGATCCCGGGCGGGACCGGGAGAAGGGAGATCAGCCGTGCCGATGACCAAGGCCGAGCTCGAAGAACTCAAGAAGAGGGCCCTCGAGGCCAAGAAATCCCAGGATGGCACCACCACGGCCACCGAGGACCCCAACGCGAAGCGCTGGGGCCTGACCGACCCGTGGCCCGAGCGGCGCGCCCAGCTCATGCGGGGCAGCGAGGGGCTCAATCCCAGCGAAGCGCGGGAACTGGACCGGCGGGAGAAGGCCTATGGGAAGGGCCACATGATCGCCAGGATGCTGCGGGCCACCATGTGCGCCGAACTGAACCGGTGGTCGGCCGACGACGCCCCCCTGCGGGTGCTGGCGGACGTCTACAAGGACCCCCTGGCCGCCAAGGTCTGGGCCGGCGAACTGGAGCGCGCCCTGTCCGCAGAGAAGCCCTCCGAGGGAGGATACCTCTTCGGGCCGACCATGTCCGACGACTTCATCGGTCTGATCCGCCCGGTCTCGATGCTGCTGCGTCTGGGCGTGACCGAGGTGCCGATGCCGGACGGGAACCTCACCGTGCCCCGCCAGGAGGATGGCACCTCCGTGACCTGGGCCGGCGAGAACGAAGATGTGAACACCAGCGATGACCCCAGCTTCGGGGACGTGAAGCTGTCGGCCAAGAAGGCCGTGGCCATCGTCGCGATCTCGAACGACCTGCTGCGGGTGCAGTCGGTGCAGGCCGATCAGATCGTCGAGCGGGATGCCCGACGGGCCATGGCGCAGGAAATCGACACCCAGGGTCTGGTCGGGCCCGGCAGCGCCAACAAGCCCCTCGGCCTGCTGCGAGACCCGGGCGTGACCGACCTGGCCATCAACGCGGCCGTGGACGGGGACACCTTCACCAAGTTCCTGAAGGCCCTGCTGGACAACGACGTGGACCTCAACTTTGGCCTGCAGGGTCAGCGCGAGGACGACGAAGGCCTGGCCAACCTGTCCAGGATCGCCTGGCTCTTCAACTCCAGCATCTGGGAAGACGCCTACAACCTGAAGGTGGGAGACGTCTACGTCTTCCGCGAGGAGA